ATTATGAAAAATTATAGGTAATCAAAATAAGAGTAGAAGAAATAATTTCCTAAGATAAGTGAAGTTGATTGCTTTGATAGTAAATATATGTAATGTGTTTTATATTGGCAAAATTTTGCGAGTAATTAAGCGATTATGTAAAAATTATGTTTTTGATTATTTATGATTTTCTATTGGGAAGTAATTGATGGGAGTTGGGTGTATGAATAAAATTGTTAATACTGGTATGAAGATTGATTTACATATTCATTCTTGTGCTTCTTCAAAAAAGGATGGCAATAAAGTAAAAAACAATACTATACAAAATATTTCCACGCTTGTGAAAAATTTAGATAGTCAAAAAGTAAATATCTGTTCTATTACCGATCATGATGCATTTTCATATGATATGTATCAAGCATTAAAAAAATCAGAGAATAAGAATAACTCAATAGAAAAAGTATTGCCCGGTGTAGAATTTTCAGTTAGATTCAAAAATGAATCTTCAGATGAAAAAGTAATCCATGTTATAGCTATTTTTTCTGATGAAAACGATGAAAAAGTTAAAAATATTGAAGCTGTGTTGAAACAAGTGTCAACAGATAAAAATGGTTCATATTCTGAAGAGAGCTTTCTGGATATTTTAAGAACAATAAATATTGATACAATACTTATTGCACATCAAAAAAATACTCTTTCAAGTCATAGCCAAAGAAAAAATGATGCAAATTCATTAGGAAAAAATAAATTTCTTGAATTTGTATATTCAGATTATTTTGAAGCATTTGAATTTAAAAACAAAAGAAACGAAATTTTAAATAAAAATTTTTTGTTACAGGAAAATTTAGAGGATAGTCTTAGGTTTGTAACTGGGACAGACTGTCATGATTGGTCTATTTATCCTAGAGAAGATCATTCTGATAATGTAACGGATTTCCCATATACTTATGCAAAGTGTTTGCCAACATTTAAAGGTCTTGTTATGGCAATCACTGATTCTTCGCGTTTAAAACTGGTCAATAGTTTTTTTAATGTGGATAAATTTGTGTTAGAAAATATTAAAATAAAAAATAATGAAAAAGTAATTGAAATTCCCTTATCAAAGGGTATCAATGTTATAATTGGAGATAATTCGATAGGAAAATCGATGATACTTCACTCATTAACTAATTTTGAAAAATCTGGTATGCCTTTGCCGTCAAGTGTAAAATCTGGATATAAGAAATACATGAAGGATAATAAATTAAATATATCTAAACAATTAACACAAGCAAATATATTTGGATTCGATATGCAGGGAGAGGTCAGAGAAAAATTTGAGAAGAACAATTTAAATGCTACGGAATTTTTATCAAGATATTTTACTGAAGATGTAAATCCTAAACCATATAAAAGTGTTGTAGAAAATGAAATTGACAGAATGATTGATTATTTGACGAAAAAATTTAAGATTGATTCTGAAATACAACAGCTAAACAAATTTACTATATTTGTGTCAGAAGGAATTCCGGAAAGTATATCGTTTATTAATAATTTAAGGACACTTAAATCAGATACCAAAGATGTTGACAATATTATTTCCAAAATAAAAGAACTAGAAATATTATTATTACAATTAAAAGATTTAAAACTTGATGATAGTGATAAAGAATACATACTTTTACAAATTGATAAAGTAAAAGAATTACAAATTAAGTATGAGAATAGAAATAATGATATAAAAACTGAAAATGATTACATTGAAAAGGTTGCAAGGGTTATTGATAGGATATCTAAAAAACATGATAGAAGCATATCGGATAGACAAAAAAGAGAAACAGCTTTTTGGGATAATTCAACAGAATTAGTTCAAAAAATTATTAATATTATTAAGTTAAAGGAAGAGTTGCCGAGTTATGTGCCATATATAGAAGAAACCCAAATATCTCCTCACTGCAATATGATACATACGTATGAATTTGTTTCAAAATTAAAAATTGATGAGATTAATACAGAATATTTTATTTCATGCATCAATAAAGTAATTAAATCTAAAAAGAAAATTGATTGGAAAACGATTACAGAATCAAAATTGAAAGAAATGTTATTAAGATATGATGGTTCAACTCCTGTATTATCGTTTTTTAAAGAAGCTTTACTTTCGGTAATAGAAAATGATTTTCAAAACAAACAAACCATTATTAATTGTGGAATGGATAAATTTACAGAACTGTCGTCCGGTCTTGATGCACAAATATATTTTGATCTTCTTTCATACGAAAAAACGCAAGATGGAGTCTACATTATTGATCAGCCAGAAGATAATGTATCCCAAAAAGCTATAAAAACATACCTTTTAGATTGTTTTAGAACAATGGGAAAAAATCGTCAAGTTATTATGGTTACTCATAATCCACAGTTTATTGTAAATTTAGATGTTGATAACATAATCTATATTTCAAAAAAAACAGGCGATTTTATAGTTCAATCGGGTGCATTAGAATTTGTTTGTGACGAATATGATATTCTTGATATTGTAGCAAATAACATTGATGGGGGATTAGATTCAATTAAAAAAAGGTGGAAACGCTATGAAAAGAATAATAAAACTTGACTATGAAGAAAATCAATATGTCTTGAAAGAAGAAGATAATGTGATTTTCAATATTAATGAAAACGATTTGAAATTTGATTCATTAAAGTTTTATAACGGCATATATAAAGACAAAATTAAATCTACTGATATTAGTTTAGAAAATATGATAACCGATGATCCTAGCAAAAAAGGCAATTATATTTTCAATTGGCTAAATGAAATATTTAGTGACATATTTAATGAAGTCAGTGATACCGTTAATGATTGTGAAAATAAACCTAAAACAGATAATTAAAAGTAATACCACTATTGTAAAGTATTTACCTGTATAGGAGATAGTGGTTATATAGATAGAAACATTCAACTAAGATGATAAATTTGTGTATAAAAGATTTGTCGAATAATTAATTATGATCAACAACTAATAATAAGAGTTTCAATAAGATAAGGAAGTAAACTATGAAAAAGAAAAAAGTATTTGTCATCATGCCTTTTCAGGACGAATTTTTTGAAGTATATGAGATGTTGAAAATAAATTTTGCTGATAGATTTGAATTTAGTAATGCTGGAGATGAGGAAAACCAACAGAATATACTAAAAGATATTATTCAACCAATTTATGAGGCAGATGTTGTTATCGCCGATCTAACAGGTTTGAATGCAAATGTAATGTATGAGTTAGGCGTGGCGCATTCATTTAACAAAAAGACGATAGTCATAACAAAGGACGATTTGTTGAGTTTACCGTTTGACTTAAAACAATATCGTGCCAAAGATTATGATACACATTTTAAAAAATTTGCTGAATTACTAGAGTATTTAGGAAAAAATTTAGTAGGAGCAGTTGAAAATACGGTATCTTATAGTAATCCTGTTAAAGATTTCTTATCTATGGCAAAAATAGATATGCCTCAGTTTGCTGATGATACCCCTGATGTTGTGTTGAAAGACGATTCGGATAAAGGCTTTTTGGATTTTCTTGCTGATATTGAGATGAATTCACTGGAACTCACGAAGACGATTAATGATTTAAATACTGATATGAATGAAATGAGTACAGGAATAAAATCAAGCGTTAACGATATTGCTAGGGTTAATCAAAAAGGAGGAAATGGTACAGCTGCATTCGTTCGTAAAGAATCAAAAAAAGTTGCAAAAGTTATTGATTATTTCAGTTCAAAATTGAGAGAGCGCAATAAATCTATTGATAGTCTATGGGATGAAATTGAAAAGAATACATTAGGTTTATTAGAAAATAGGTTTGCATTTAGCGAGGACAACAGGGATTATTTAACTGCCTATTTAAAATCATTGCAGGGATTGCAAGATGCTATAACTCAGAGTAATTTATCAGTAGAAGAACTTAAAAATTCGATGAATAATAATTTGGGATTGGAGCGTTCAATGAATCAAGCAATTAGATTTGCAGTCGCAGATTTATCTTCATATATTGTAATAACTGAAAGAATTAAAGCGTCTGTAGATAAAATTTTAGCTAAAGGTAAATTTGTAGTAGGCAATATAGATTAGTATAGAGAAAAATTAATGTGTTGTGTAAAATATTTTGCCTTATTGAAGAAATGTGATTTCTAAAAGCGATTTGTTTGTTGGCAAATAGTATTTCATTACATTTTCCAGAGCGCATGACTGTTAATCATGATGTCACTGGTTCGAGCCCAGTTGGGGGAGCCACGAAGAAAGTCAGTAATTAAGCCAAAAACGGCTTGTTTACTGGCTTTTTGCTTTGTCTATAATATTTTTGATTTTCAAAAATATTTACCTCTTTCTATGCCTTTTAATCTCTTATACTACAGATAAACTACAGATTTTTTACAATAAAAACCGCCCGAAATGTAATCGGACGGCTTATTTTATGCCAGTAATTTGATTGCGTTGTAAAGGGTGTCAACTTCTTGAATAATGTAGTGGTCAATATCAACCTTGTAATCCGTATGGCCCATAAGTGCGATAATATCTTCTTCCCTCGCACCTGCCGCTGACATCCTGGTTGAAAAGGTTCTGCGGCAAGAATGCGGAGTGAACTCATCACCCAAGCCGAGAGCCTGCATCGCCGGTCTGAAACAATATTTCAAGAAATAATCCTTGTTCATCGCTTTGCCAAACTCTGAACCTTCGTGTGTTCGACAGAAGATTGTTTCACCTTTGTGATTTATACAGTTCTCAACCAATTTTAAAATTTTAGGGTGGATAGGTACAACACGATTTTTGCCGGCATCTGACTTTATGCCTGCGATAAAGTAAGGTATTCCTTGCTCACTTACATGGTATTGGTCAGTTGTAAGTGACAAAAACTCGGTCACTCTGAAATTGAGATAGCACATTATATAAACATAATCAGCATAAGGCACTTTACCTATGTTTTGTCTGATAAGCTCTAACTGTACATCAGTAAAGCGTGTAGCGTTTACTTCTTCGGGTTCGGGCAGTTCTATAAATGTGCCGTAGTCTTTATTTACAATATCTTCTTTCATTGCAAAATCGTAAAGACTTGTGACGAAGCATTTAATCTTATGTAGTGCTGAATAGCCTAAGCCTTGGCAGATTTTCGGTGTGTTCGTGACCTTGTAAGTACCTTTGCCGTTTGGTGAAAGATATTTCAGCTTGCCACCTGCGCCGACCTCGTGATGTGGATTTTCGTAATAATCTATGATGAATTGATAATCCGAGGTGCGCAAGTCCTTAAATTTACGCTTGTACAGAGGTTTCAACTTGATGTATGCACTTGCATAGTTACTTTTCACGCTGTCACCAAGTTTTTTATATGCTTTAGTTTTTACCCATTTATCGTGTAATTGCTCAAGTGTCATATTAAAGCCATTAACGGGATTGTACTCATAATCTTTGAGTGCGTTTTCTGCCTCTCGCTTTGTGGCGAAAGCGCCTAAATAAACCTGCTTGCCTGTGACACTGCTTGCAGCGGCATATGGCTTTGACTTACTGTCTTTGCGTATATAAATGCTTCCTGTGCCCTTTGTTCTGCGCCTGTTTTTTGGCTTGTCAGATGATTGATTTTTACCGCAATACGGACAGAATACAAAATCGTCCTGTAGTTCTCGGTTACACCGTCGGTTTATACATTTTTTCATTATTTTGCTCCTAAAAATGGGCGCAAAAATCCCGTTAAAACCTTGTAAATTTTAACGGGTTGTGGTACAATATATTTGCTGATTAAAGTACCATTGCACCCGTTGTAATGGTTTCCGCTCCGACTTGCGCCAACAGGTCAGGGCGGTTTTATTTTTGTTTATTTTTTTATTTAACCTTTTTGCTTATAAGATTCATTTTTACAGTGCTATCAAAATTATCACTATCAAAGTATCTTAAGTCAGCTCCTACGGTTGACGGATTGAAGTTTTTACAATTATCTATGCTGACTTCAATCATTCCCTCGCTGTGCGCTGAAATTGGATCGCTACAAACAACTTGGTTATAGCTCCTTCCGTCTAATATGACGGTGTCGGCTTGTATGGTTATAGATTTATCCATTTTATTTTTAACATAAAAATGAACATCAGCCTCATCATCCGAATAAGGATACTGCTCCGTATCGCTGTAATATACGGCTATGTCATTATCCGAGTAAAGTTCGGTTAAAGTATCTTCAAACTCTGTAGGTTTTTCAGTGGGCGGTTCTGTTTCGGGTTCGGTATCTTTCTCAGTTGCGCTTTTTTCATCTGTTGAAGAAATTTCTTCGTCGCTATCCACCGTTATAGAATTCAAAATGGTATCTTCATATAAATTAAATTCTTCGGATTGTTTATCTCCATAACTTGAAAACACCATAAAACACAAATAATTTTTTGTAACCCACACATACGCATTGCCATAACAGGAAATATCATTTGAATCCATTGTTATTGTAATATTATAGGCTGAGTAGCCGTCAATTACAGTGTTTGTTCTGCTTATTTCTTTGTAATTTTTAAAAGATTCAGCAAATCCTCTCATAAGACCGTCGATATATTCGTCTGAAAAGTCAAATGTTTTTGTCTCAAGAATAGAACTATATATATATAACATTTCTCCGTGGGAATTATAAAAGTAATTATAATCGTCATTAGATTTGTGCCTCCACTCTTCAGGAACAGTAATTGAAAAAGGAGCTATATAGTACTGCTTTAATGAATCGTTTTTTGCTATATTTTGAACAGCATTATCATTAGAAGTTGTTTCTTCTTCCTGTGTGTAAGGCTGGGTCACTTGCACGATGGCTGTCACTGTAGTGACACACAAAATCAAAATCACCAACAAAGCAATGTAAAAATGTGAAGTGCGATATATAGGTTTTTTGTCAGAAGATTTTTCAGTATCGCTTGTGGGTTTGAATTTGTTTTTTTGATAGGCATGACATTCAGGGCAAAATACCGAATTGTTCGGTATTATTTTACCACATTCCCCACATTTGTAAGGTTCTGTGCTTTCAGGCTCGCTGTCCTTGAACAAGGCAACCTGTTCAATCTTTGTTCCGCACTCATTGCAAAATTTTGAGCCGGCAGGAATCTCAGCACCGCATTTTTGACATTTCATTTATAAATCCTCCTCTTTTTGTGATATATATTGACAAAATATATATCATATACTAAAATAATATTAGAGAGGTTCAGACTTCTCACTATTCCTATTTTTCCTACCATAGCGGCAACTATGGTAGGTTTTTCTTTTTGTTTATAAATTCTGCAAATTGCTCCTTTACTTGCCGTTCAAGAGGGTGCAGATAAAAAGCGTTTCTGCGTTCGAGCTCTGCCATTCGTTCGGCCCTGTAGGTTGCCGCCTCGAGGCTAATGTCACATAAGTTTGCAATTGCAGCGGCATTGATTACTTGCATTTCGTGTAACACGCAAGCCGGAGCTAACAAGTCCCGAGCAAATACATTTGCCGAATGTTCGGCATCATCAGTTATTAAGAAGCCGTTGCCGTCTGATTTAAATAAATGCCCTAAGAAGATGTGACCGAGTTCATGCGCAATCGTGAATCTGCACCGCTGAGGAGATTGCTCATCTGCATAGACGATGTACAGTTTATCATCTTGCATTAAAGTTATTCCACTCTCATTTTCACTTAGCAGATTGACTGCCGAATTTTTCAACAAAACAATGTCGGCTTGTTTTGCTATCTGACTGACTTTAACAGGCAAGTTACTAATTCTGTAGTCGATTAAGCATTGCCAAGAGGCATTGCGTGCATTTTTATATTGTCCATAATTCAAGTTTTACCACCCCATAGGTATTGTAACCTTATGGGGTGGTTTTTATTATGTACTTATAAATCTGTATCGTCAGGCTCAAACTTACTGAGATCAGGAAGATTAACTATTTCAATTGGTTGACTATTGCCGTCACTTCGTGCGGCTTTAACCGTTGGTATTAGATTATCGTTAATTTTTAAAATAGTATCAATTGTGTACTGATGTTCAGGGTGATTTCGATAAGCATAAACCAAATCTTTTTCATGATTGGTTAAAATCATAGTATTGCTTTTGTTTGGCATTTCTCTGAACTCTGCAAGAATATCATCTACTTTATATATATCACAAAGTGCGATTAAAATTTCTGCATCAGGTTGACCGTGATTGTTTTCCCACGCATTTACGGTTTTTCCACTTTTATTTATTAATTTTCCGACTTCATCGGCAGTTAATCCGCTTTTTTTCCTTAACTCTTTTAATTTTTGTGCTATAAATTCTCTTGACACTTTGTTTCTCCTTTTATAGATGTTTTATCTACGCTTTTATTATAATTCGCTAATTGCAGATTGTCAAGAAAAAAATCTGAAAAATGTAGAAATATTTTTTTAAAATCTCTTGACAATCTGCAAAAGATAGATTATTATTAAAATGAAATCTACAAAATGTAGCATTTAACAGTCGAAAGGAGGTAAAAAGTATGACTGTGAACGAAAAACTTAAAAAGATTGTCGAAGAAAAGGGAATTAAACAATCATATTTGTGTGAGCATACTGGAATGACCGCTGATGCAGTTTCAAGAATATTAAATTCCAACCGTAAGGTTACAGCAGAAGAGTTTTTGGGAATATGTCAGGTGCTTGATGTTGATCCAAGGCAGTTTTTTAAGCAGTCTGCTTAACTTATTACCTCAGAAAGGAATGGTAAAAATGGCACTAACCATATATGCGGTAGTTGCCACCGTAGTAGCAGTAGTGGCAATCATAAAAGCTGTAAAATGGAAAATTGCTACAAGAGCAATGGTGGTTTATTGTACGAAAAATTTTAGGATACCCACAGACAAAGAACTTGCCGACTGCTCCAAAGAAGCCGCCGGCAAGACAATAAGATTTAAGTAATTCCAAATTGAGCTTTTATAAGCTGAGTAACAACATTCGCTGATATTTGTGTTATTGCAGAAAGCGAGTGACTTCCCACGGTTCCGGCAATCTTCTTAACTTTATTCCATATATCATCGTTACGAATATTTGCTAAAAACTTGTGACCTTCGGGAGTTAAATCACCTACTTCTAAATAGTCGCCACCGTCAGTAGCGAACATTGAAGTAATTAAACCTGCAAGTTTGCATTGTTTAATGTGGTAGATAATTTCGTCATGAGAGTATGGTTGAAGCCTTTCAAAATCGTTGCTGAATTTACTGTATCGAAAGGATTCGTTGAAGTCACACACTTCTTCTACACTCAAAAGAATATCACGAACACAGTCGTTATTTAAACGCATAAGCATCACCTCCTTACAATTTGATTTTAGCATTTTAAGGAGAAAAACACAACAAGAAGGTTACAGCAGAAGAGTTTTTGGGAATATGTCGGGTGCTTGATGTTGATCCAAGGCAGTTTTTTAAGCAGTCTGCTTAACTTATTACCTCAGAAAGGAATGACAAAAATGATTGATTGTAATATCACTAAAAACTATTTGAGTGAACAAGCTCGGATGACAAAATCAAGTAATGCTGGTGTGTGTCGTATTTCGTGTAATCATTGCCCATTGAGCAGATTTAATAATGACGAAGAAATGCTTTGCACTGAATTAGAATTAAGGCACCCTGAAAAGGCAATTGCAATTGTACAAAAATGGTCGGATGAACATCCGCAGACGACTTATTTAAGTGAGTTCTTGGAAAATTATCCCAACGCTCAGCTTAAGACAGTATTGTTGTACTCTCAATTGGATGCAGGGGTAATATCACTCGGAATACCTAAATGTATATGTCCATATCATTTAGGGCTGATGAGCAGAGAGGATTGCAGAAAAGACCATAACTGCGTTAAGTGTTGGAATCAGCCTGTTGAGGAGAGTGAAAAATGATGAGAGAATATTTATTTCGTGGCAAGATGATAGCTAACGGTAAGTGGTCAGAGGGCAATTTGCTTGTGACTAAACAAGGTTGCTGCATAACACCCGATGCAACGGTGTTAGGTAGCTACGGTGCGGTCAACCCCGAAACGGTTGGTCAGTACACAGGAATGAAAGATAAGAACGGCAAAAAAATTTTTGAGGGAGATATCATTGATTTTTCTGACCGCTTAGACGGTGACGGCTATGGGATTGTAAAGTACGATGCAAACGAAACTGAATTTGGGATTGAGTACGACAATATCTATAAAAGCCTCGGAAAACATTATTATCCCGAAGATATTGAAGTTATCGGAAACATATACGATAACCCGAACTTAGTAAGAGGTGATTATTAAGTGAATGAAAAAATCCTAATCAACCCTAAAACAAATCAGGAGTACAGAGATGTACCGCCGACTGTGGCGGCTGAATATCTCGGAGTTGCTCTCAATTATGTTTATGAGGGCCTAAAAAAACAAACCCTGCCCATTGGCTCAGCCGTACAGAGCGACAAAGGGCGTTGGAGCTACAACATACCGATTGACCGGCTCAAGACCTATGCAAGCGGTGCAGATATATCCTTACTGACTACACTGCTCAACAAATTGATCGGCAGCGGAAATACAATCAACGAAAGGACGGCGTAAAAATGATAAATTCGCCGTGCTACGGCTGTCAGATACGGACGACAAGATGTCATACAGATTGTGAAAGATACCTCGAGTACAAATCAAAGTGCGACAACCGCCGAGCCGAACGCTCTAAAAATTATGACTTTTTTAATTACATTTGTCATAAAATCAACATCCATGCGAGATGTCGAAAACTAAATAAATGAAAGGACTTTATAACGAATGTGGCATTTAAGAAACTACCCGACACGCAGAAAACTGCTCAAAGATGTTAAGGAGTTAAGAGAAGAAAACAAAAATCTCAAAAATGAGTTAAAAAAAGCTCGCCTTGATAAATCCCAAACCGAAGAAAATTACACAAACGCTCGATATGCATTAGGAGGTTATAAGAACGAGAACACTAAACTCTGCGAAAAACTTTCAATGTATGAATCAGCAAAGGCAGAAACATATGGTTTTGAATGTGTGGGTGTCGGCAAATGAAAAAAGGGACAACAATTGAAAGCGGATCCGATGCTTCGGGGCGCTGGTGTCTGAAAATCAGAAAAGCCAAAGGCAAGTTTTCACTTGATGAAATAATTGAAGCGGCGAAAGAATGGGAAGAAGATTACTACGCTGTGATTGTCAAAGCAATGAGCGATGAGACAGCGCAGTATTACGATGATGACCTTGACGGCGATTGCGTGACATTGTATCGTGCTACAGATTTTATCAGCAAAGAGGTGTAAACGATGAAAAGATTTAACTTTAAATCAAGACAGCGAAATCAAAGTCAAGGACATCTACGGAAAAATGCACGACTACAAAGATGTACCAAACGAGTTCTATGGCTGTATTCGCAAACTTTACGATTATGAAAATACAGGATACACAATTGATTTTATTGACAACATACCGCATATACTCAAAGATATGCGTGAATGCTTATTAAATCCATCGGCTGTAAATATTAAAGCGTGTTTGCATATGATTGATTATATTTTAAACACAAAAGAAAAAGACCGTTGATTGTAGTGCAAGCAATCAACGGTCAGCAAATAACACAAGGCTATCTGCAATGTATAAATACAGTTTAACATTATTATATCAGATGACCTTGTGAAAATCAAGGAGATTATAAAAATGAACAAGAAATCTAAATTACAAATGATACAGGTTGAAAAACTGCACCCACATCCACAGAACCCTCGAAAGGTTATAGGCGATGTGACGGAGCTTGCGGAATCTATCAAAGCAAACGGTATCTTGCAGAATTTGACCGTAGTGCCAAACAATGATAACTGGGATGATTTTACCGTTATCATCGGGCATCGCAGGCTTGCGGCCGCAAAGCAGGCAGGTTTGACGGAACTGCCGTGTGCAATTGTCGAAATGAGTGAGAAAGAACAGCTTTCGACAATGCTTACCGAAAACATGCAACGGTCAGACTTGACCGTATACGAAGAGGCTAAGGGCTGTCAGCTGTTGCTTGACCTCGGTGATACGGTCGCAGAGGTTGCAGAGAAAACAGGATTTTCCGAAAGCAAAATCAGAAGAAGAGTAAAGCTCTGCGAGCTTGACGAAGAAGCTTTCAAGGAAAGTCAGATCCGACAGCCTACCCTTGCAGACTATGACCGATTGAATCAGATTAAGGACATTGAAACGAGAAATAAACTGCTCGAATCAATCGGTACAAATAATTTTGACAATCTTTTGTATTCTGCTGTAAAAAAACAGGAAACAGAGGAAGAGAAAGAAAAAATTGAAAAGCTCTGTCTTGAACAAGGAATGACTAAAGTACAGAAATATGACGAAATTCCAAGTAACTACGAATATACGGGAGTATTCGCTCTCAAAGATTTGATCGGTAAAGATTTTGCGGACGGCAGGAAAAGATGTTTTTATTTTGCTTACTACGGCTCAAACATCTACATTTACGCAGAAGCATTTGAAAAGCAGGAAAAGAATGATCCCGAAGAAGAAAAGCGAAAGCTTGAAGAGCAGAGATGGGACGAGCTTGTTGAACAGGCGGAAGAAATAGACGAACGCTGTGAGGCTCTCAGAATAGGCTTTATGCTTGATGCAAATTTTAACGACAGTAAAAAGAAGCAGGAGCTTGTGAAATTTATAGTCAACCAAGTGGCGATGGGCGCCAGTAGCAAGGCATACAAATTTAGCGAAGTGACCGAGAGTCAAGACGATGAAAGCATAGACAGCTACATCAGCGAACATTGGAACAATGACAGCGGTAGAATGTTAATGGCGGCGGCATACGCTTTGTGTCAGCTGAATTGCAGTTCGTTCGGTTATATCAGTGTAAATTATTTGGATAAAACTATCAGCCGAAAAAACAGCCCTGACTTAAACAGATTTTATTCCTTGCTTTGCAAACTCGGCTATGTGATGAGTGACGAGGAGATTCAACTCCGTGATGGCACACACCCAATTTTTACAACAGGCGAAGTTAATTAAAAGAACATTTTGCTGACGTCCGCAAAATGTTCTTGTGGCGGCAAATTTAATAAGTTAATCACGCTCTGCACAGCGAGATTATAGATTCCCTCTTTTGATAAATTATATACATACCTTTCTTTCAGTAATATTACCGATTCGGGCAGGTGCAGATGCCCGAAAAAAGCCAATAGATAACAAGCTCTGCACAGCTCGTTATATAACCCTCATTTTACTCCTCTTTAAATAAATTCTGACATTGTAAAAGCGGAGCATGTGCAGATGTTCCGCATTAGGCGAAAAGATGTATGTAAACACAATCACAATAAAATTTAAAGACGGTTCAAGCATATATATTGATGATGTTTCTGATTATGCAATAAACAACAATGTTATCAAAGTTAATAAAAATGGATATAATCAGTTTTTTAATTTCGACGAAGTTAGATATATCGGAAGAACATTTGATTTAGAACCCGAAATATACAACGCAATGAAGAGGTGAAACAATGAAAATAAAAAAAGCATTTGACATATGCAAGAAAAATAAAAACATTTCAATCTTTTGTAATGATGTCGGCGAGCAATGGTTGTCAGACGGATATGCAGTTTATCCTATCTTTGGTCTGCCACGGCTCAACGAGGATTACATATGCAAACTCTATGACATTAACGATGCACAGAGAGATAAGATTAGCTTTACGATCAGCCAAAGCAAACCGTTAATTAATGTGGAAGATTGCACTCAGAACGAATCAGTTGCCGAAATGTGGGATATAAGCATTGTATATGACGGAAAAGTAATGCTACCGATAAGCACGGAAGAAGGCTTGATGTTTATTGACCGCACATATCTCAACCCTTTCACGGACACACCAAATGAAACAATGGTGCTTACATTACGAAAAGACATTAAAGGAACACCTTACTTTGCTGTTAAGTTTGGAATGGTTGCATACGGTTTTATTTGCGCATACGAAATAGTTGACGATGACTTTGTAAAACAGTTGCGGTCATTGTATTTTGAAAGCGAAATCATTTTAAAGAACAAGAAAGGGAATGCCGATGAAACAGTATGAGGCTGACCAACAGCGGAAGTTATTTCAGTGGACAACTTTCATCAGAACAGAATATCCAGAAGTTGATTTGATGTTTCACATTCCAAACGGTGGCAGTCGAAATAAACTTGAAGCGGCCAACCTAAAAAGGCAGGGAGTGAAAGCAGGTGTGCCTGACTTGTTTCTGCCTGTCAGCCGTGGAGGCTATCACGGATTGTTTATCGAATTAAAATACGGTAAAAACAAGCCAACCGAAAAACAAACCGAATGGCTTAAAAGCCTTAATGAACAAGGCTACGCGGTCGCTGTATGTTATGGTTGCGAAGAAGCGAGCAAAAAAATATTAAAGTATTTGAAATTAGGTGATATAAATGAGTGAAGAAAAAAAGAAACGAGGCAGAAAGAAGAAACTTGACCGATTGGACCGAATGTGTCTTTATTGTACTGACTACAATAAAAAACACGGCACAAACTACAGCTACGGAGAGTTTGTAGCGCAAATCGCCGCAAGAAAAATTAAACCGCTCGGTTTGTACGATTAATATAGAATTGAGGTGATATAGATTGGCAACCAGAAAAAATATATCTAAGTCCATAAGGCTTAAAGTTTATGATAAATACAACGGCCATTGTGCATATTGTGGTTGTAAACTTGAACTAAAGGATATGCAAGTCGATCATATTGTTAGTGTTTATTGGTATAAAGGCGAAAATGATATCGAAAACTACAATCCTGCTTGTCGAATGTGCAATTTTTACAAATCGACAAGGACAGTCGAAGATTTTAAAAAAGAATTAGGAAAGTTGCTTTCGAGGCTCGAAAAGGTCTTTATTTTTCGATTAGCTGTAAAGTACGGATTGATTAAAAAGACGGACAATCCAATTGAATTTTACTTTGAAAATCAAAATAAAACAGGTAAGGAGAGTGAAAAATGATGATGGATAATAAATTAAAAATCCGTGAGGTATGCGGTGATTATGCACGTGAGGTATGCGGTGATTATGCATTAGATATACCGTTCGCAGACGGTAGTGTAAACACGATATACTTTAATTCAAAACGAAATGCTGAAACAGTTAAGCATATTATCGAAGTTGACGGTAGTAAACTCAACGAAGCAACCGTGTGTGATGTGCAAGAGATTAAACACGGAAAGTGGGAAAAGTCTGATACCATAATGGGAACATATAATAGATGTTCCGTCTGCCACTTTGACGAACTTAATATAGATTTTCCGTATTGCCCACGCTGTGGAACTAAAATGGATTTGGAGAGTGAAAAATGAACAAACAGTATAAGCATTATACAGATGTTACGAGAGAAGTTTTAGACACAATAAAAATAGGCGATTTAATCAAGATTAACAATTGGAAAAAACCAATGCGAGTTATGGCTGTGTCTAAAAATTACTTTGTTATGGCAAGTAAAGTATTTAAAACCAACTATTATTCCGTGTGTTCAAAATTACCTTGGAACGGTGTTAAACATAATAACATGACTAATGGTATGTTTCATTGTGGAGCTGATGACTGGATATTTGGCTCTCCGTTAGGGATTACACATAAAAATCTTTACGAGTTTATCAACGAAGAAAGTAATAGGAAGTTTTTGCAAGAATTTGAAGATGGCAAGGCACATATTTCTGAAAGAAATGGCATGCCGATTTATGATTTGTATATTAAGTCAAATATTAAATACGTAATAGAAGGGTAAGAACAATGACTAACTTTGAAAAAATCAAATCAATGAGCAAAGAGCAGATGACACATTTTGTGCTTGATGCATTAAATAACGATGTTTGCAATTACTGCGAAAATTGCGATATTTCTTGTCTTGAAAATGAAGACTGTCCTGAAAACAAAGAAATTATTAAAAAATGGCTTGAAAGCGAGGCAAGCAACAATGGCTGAATCCAAAAAAACAGTTACAGCGGAAACACAGGACAGACCGACAGCACCGGCAGAAACATTATCAGAGCTTGACAAGCTTGTTGTTGCGTTTATTGACGGCGCTCTTGATGTTAATGAAATCAATAATCTTGATATATTCAACAGATGGCTTGTTCTGTCAATGTCTGCAATATACAGCTGTGCGAAAATAGGATTGCTGTCCGCTAAGGCTTGTGTTAAGGCAAAGTACAAACTCTTACAGGAATATCGCAGATTTAGAACCAACACATTTTTCGCCGAAAAAGAACATATTGAGTGGATTAAACGCACAAGAGAAACCTCATGTAAACTAACGGAACTGTCAAAGGCGATTGCTGAACATGATCCGGAAGTGTTGTCGATAGCTTTACAAATTATTGATTTGCTCACGAAGCAGGATATTTACAACAAACTTTTTATTTTATCGGACGCATCAGATACATATAAAGCAGATTGCTTAAAAACGTTGACCGAAAATGATACAGCCTTTTTGAACGAGTTTGGAAACATACCGTTTGTAGATTTGCTCTTTAAGTTTTATAAATCGGCAGAAGAAACGAGAGCATCGGAAATTTTCAAAGAGTTGGATGCCGACAACATCAGAACTGTAGCTTGTCACGTGCCGGTTAAGTCGGACGATTGTCGAGGAATCACCAAAAGCTACAAAGAATATTTCGGCATTTAAGGTAAGGCAATATTCTTGCCGTGTGCAAAATCTTAAAGGAAATTCAAATCAAGTTAATCCTATATTCAAAAAGTAATCAAAGCGACGACTTCCGCTTTTGATTAAGCTGTTACAAAAGAATGCACCAAAAATCAAACACACAATTGCAGCGGCAAGGTTGCACAGAGCAGTAACTCAAGTGGTCAGATTGGGTTACTGCATATTTATATCATCTGACTTTTTAATACGATAACAGAATAATAAATAGTCACAAAAAAGGAGTTGAGATACTCCTTTAATAGCCTGCTCAAGGAATTAATTAAGTGACCGTTTTAGCATTTACATATATAATAAAGGTTTAACTATGTTTACATACAAGTGTGAAATTAAATCAGGTCCTTTGCTCGAGGTCAAATATTATAAATCATTTCGCAGACGGAATAAAAAAAATCTTGCTCGACAAATCAATCAATCTCGAACAAACGAAAAGCAAGCCAAAGCAAACCGTATCAGAGGAGAACAACACACACAGAGGCTTATCCTTTGCAACTTCTCTGAGGGCGACTGGTTCGCAAGGTTCTCTGCTCCGTTTGGTGAATTTACCGAAGATGAATTTGAGAGGGTTGTGTCGAATTTTTTCAAGCGTATCAAACGCAGGACAGATAAAAAACAAATTAAATTTAAGTACATCGGGTACTGCGAATGTGGCAAACTCGGTAGAAACTGGCATTTGCACATCGTAATTGAGGATTGTGTCAGAGAAATATTAATGGAATGTTGGCCATGGAAAAACGGAATAAATTTTACTCCGCTCTACCAAAACGGCAATTATGCTGACCTTGCAAAATACATACGAAAAGATGTCAATGGTAAGAAGCGCTTGAAAACATCTCGCAATCTCAATAAGCCTGAGGTCAAAGTTGTTGAAGGAAAAAAACGAGAATACAGAAAACTCGAACGAGGTGAGGCTTTGCCTTGTCCCGAAGGATATTATTTTTACAAAGACGAAATGTGGATAAATGACTTCACGGGTGCGTCTTTTCATTTTACTTACTTGGCCAATAGCCATAAACACAAGAAAATCGGAGGTGCAAGGATATGAGAGATACAACAAGAGATTATACAATTGCACAGTTTAGACTTTATGCCTCTCTTGGATTTCCAAGCAAAGCACAGGTTGTAGCTGACAAGACAATGCACCGAGCATTACAACTTGACCTGCTTGCTGTGATAGACACGCTTGATGCTTTAACAAGTAGCGACAAAGACTACATCCGTCAAGCTGTCAGTGCTGTTTATTTTGTTGCGCCAACAGCGGCATTGCATAAAGGTGAGATAAATTTGAGGGTGACTAAGTTTGCAGTTAGCAACTATACCGACGAACGCACGGTGTTCCGCTGGCTCAAAGAGGCACGATTGCTTTGCGCAAAACTTCGTGGACTTAACATTTGTACATATTGCACAAAGAAAGATGTCAGTAGAAGCGATTAAACCTGTTGTAAAATTAAATTGTAATGATAAAACGAAAAGTAACTACGGACTGGATCGTCCGCCAAATCCGTGAGGGCAAGGCATATAGATTTTATTTAACAGCGGATTGGCACAAAGTCAGAGACGCCAAAAAAGCGAAAGAACATTACGAATGCGAACGCTGTCGCAAGGTAGGCAAGTATAGCCCTTGTGAAGCCGTGCATCACAAGCTATACCTCAAGGCAAGACCTGACCTTGCTCTTGATATCAACAACCTTGAATGTCTTTGTAAGGATTGCCATTACAAGGAGCATCACAAATATGAACCAAAAAAATTAAAAGATGAATTTGCTGAACGGTGGTAAGTCAAAAAAGCATCCCCCGGGTCAAAAATCGAAAAAATTTCAGGCTGATGGATAACGGTATAAAGGCACGACAGTTCACCTTCGCGCACGCACACGAGAAATTTTCAGAGAGGAGAGAACAAAATGGCGCAGATTAAAATTGCTGAAATCAAGGATAGCTTAATTGAGCAACTGACTTTGAAAGGGGCAAACATTGAAGTCTATAGAGATTTAATTGACAGTTACATCTTCTGCACTAAACTTGAGCGTAAAATGCAGGCGGACATCCGCCAAAATGGCTTGACATACAAAGCTATCAGCGCCACAGGCAAAGAGTATATGAAGGACAACCCCTCTGTAAAAAATGCCGTAATGTACAACAAACAGCGTTTAGCGATCCTCTCACAAATGGGGCTGTCAATTGACAAAGTCGAAAGTGATTCGGATGACGAACTGTAAAATCATAGACGATTACATCGACCTTGTTAAAAGCGGTAAATATCGTGTCTGCCGTGAACAAATTCAGCTGATAAAATTTGTTGAAAATGTCTTTGAAAACGAAGAAATTTACGTCGATGAAGAACAGCTTGAAAAATATTTAGCTTTGCAGAAATATTTTCCTTATAAACTTTTTGAATGGGAAAAATTTTGCTTTGCTTTGCACAATTGCACCTACTCTGCTCCCGGTGTTTTAAGATTCCCTGATTTGGTTTGTGTAGTCGGAAGAGGAACGGGAAAAAACGGTTATCTTGCTTTTGAAGATTTTGCTTTGGTAACTCCGGTCAACGGTGTGCGAAACTACGATATTGATATTTGCGCAACGTCCGAAGAACAAGCACAAACGAGTTTTAATGATATTTATGAAATCTTGGAAAATAATGCGTCAAAAATGCAGCGGCATTTTAAGTGGAATAAAACCAAAATCACTAATATAAAAACAAACTCGACGATTAGATACAGAACATCAAACAGCAAAACAAAAGACGGCGGCAGACCAGGCAAAGTAGATTTTGATGAAAAACACGCTTACGAAAATTATGACCTCATTAACGTTTTTACTACAGGTTTAGGCAAAAAGCCTTTACCTCGCAGGACGACAATAACCACAATGGGAGATGTTCGTGACGGGCCGCTCGACAACGAGCTTTCGGAGGGTCTTGAAGTCTTAAATGGTGATACCTCAGATAACGGGACACTTTATTTCATTTGCCGCTTAGACGATGAAAAAGAGGTTTATGATCCCGAAAACTGGTATAAAGCTAATCCATCTCTGCAATATTTTCCGGAGTTACAAAGAGAAATAAAGAAAGAATTTGAAGAATGGAAAAAAGATAAAATTAATAATTCAGCGTTTATGACTAAACGTATGAATATTCCAAAAGGCACAGAAGCCCATCCTGTTACTTCTTGGGACAATATCAAAGCTACAAACAGACCTCTTCCCAACCTTGAGGGCAAGCCGTGCATATTTGGCATTGACTACACCAAAACTACTGACTTTTTGGGGATCGGTTTAATGTTTTTGATTGACGGCTCAATCGCATGGAAACCATTTTCGTGGTATTGTTCACAATCTGCGGATTTGGGCAGAATTAAATTTCCTTATGCTCAACAGCCTGATTTACAAAGGGTTGACGGAGCGGAAATACCTCCCGAAATTGTAGCTGACTGGTTGAGAGAGCAGACAAAGCATTACAACATTGTCGGTGGAGCATTGGACAGTTACCGCTATACTTTGCTCAAGGAGCCGTTAATGCAGTTGGGTTTTGAATGCGACCGCAAAGGACGAAATAATCTAAAACTTGTAAGGCCGTCGGATAAAATACTTGTCGCTCCTCTAATTGCTTCGGATTTCGCTAATCATCGTATTGTTTGGGGCAATTCGGCGTTAATGCGTTGGTACACAAACAACACATCGGCTGTCGAAGATAAAAACGGCAATATTATCTATGGCAAGATTGAGCCGAAATCAAGAAAAACAGACGGATTTATGGCGTTTGTTGCCGCATATACACAGCTTGATTTGCTGAAACAAAATCAGCCGATGACGGTTGATGAACTTAAAAATTGTTTTAACGCAATTTTATTTTAAAGGCAGGTGAAAACAAAAATGAAAGTAATAAACTGGGTGAAAAATCTTTTTAGAAAAGATGCCGTTGCAGCGGAATTTAATGAGGACGGCTCGACAGTCGATGAACAGAGATTCCACCTGACGGAACTCGCCTTATTTACCGCAATTGATTTTATTGCTCGAAGTTTGGCAAAGTGCGAATTTGTGACAGTAAACAATAACCGAGAAAGTCGCAAAGCTGAATATTATCTCTGGAACTATTCGCCGAATAAACATCAAACAAAAATCGAATTTTTTACGCAGGCTGTTGCAAAGTTGATTTTTGACAATGAATTGTTAATTATCGAAACTGCCGACAACCAGCTATTAATTGCAGACAGTTTTTCAAGAACAGAACACGCATTGATTGATGATTCTTTCAGCGGTATTACTTGCCGAAATTTTACATATCAGCGAACTTTTTTTGAAAGTGAAGTAATTTATCTTCAATATAATAATTTCGCTCTGAGGGGATTGTTAGCCGACATGTGCAACACTTATGAGCAGTTAATGTTATCGGCTCAGGAAAGGTACAACAAGGCTGTCGGACATAAAGGCATTTTGGAACTTGAAAATTATAGCTTTGGTGACGAAAACTTCGCTGAAACTTATAACAAAGTTTTGACAAAGCAGTTTAAATCATTTTACTCAAACAAAAACGCTGTTATGCCGATTTTTAAGGGTATGAAATATTCAGAACCCTCAACCGATGCCGGAAAGACTACGAACAGCGAGATTAACGACATTCAAAAGTTGAAAGCTGAGGCATACACGATTGTCGGCAACGCTTTGCATATACCTCCGGCAATTTTAAGCGGCGAAGCATCGCAATTGTCTGATGCAATGGATTGCGCTATTGGTAATGCAATTGATCCGATTGCAAATATGTTTGAGCAAGAGATTACAAAAAAGAGATTCGGCGCTACCGAATTTAGCAAAGGCAATTATTTACTGATTGACACAACAACAGTCAGACACATTGATGCCGTAAGTCAGGCGAACAACCTCGACAAGTCAATTGCCAGCGGTGTGCTGACACCTGCACAGGCTCAAAAATATTGCAATATGCTCCCTTGCTCGGAGGCTTGGGCGCATACATATTACATTACTAAAAATTACCAAACAATAGCAAACGCTCTGAAAGGTGGTGAATAAATGAAAGACAGAAACTACAACATCAAACAGATAGCGGAAAATCAGAATGTTTTGCAGATTTATCTTTATGGCGAAATTGAGCCAGCCACCTTTGATATTTGGGAAGGTAAAAAGGTCAGCAAAAACAGTGCCGAGTACATTCGTTCTCTGATTGAATCGAACAAGAATATCATTGAAATTGAAATCTACATCAACTCTATCGGCGGTTATGTTGGCGAGGGCGTGTCGATTTACAATCTGCTCAAGCGACAGAGCGTACCTGTCACAGCTTACATTGACGGTATGGTGTGTTCGATTGCTTCCGTTGTCGCAATGGCGGCAACCAAAATTGTAATGCCATCAAACACAACAATGATGATTCACCATGCGGTCGGAGGCTGTTACGGAAATGCGAAAGAACATAGAGATTACGCTGAACAGCTTGAAAAAATCAGCACGGCAAGCACAAACTCTTATCTTGTTCACGCAGGCGAAAAGCTTACAAGAGAAAAGCTTGAACCGTTGCTCGATGCTGAAACATTTCTGACCGCACAAGAGGCTTTTGACCTAGGTTTGTGTGATGAAATCGTTGATCCCGTCGATTTAACGGAATCAAAAGAAATCGTTAACGATGCACAGCAGAAGAAAAATCCAAAAGCAAAACAGGCAGCGGCAGAGCTTTTAAAAATGCTCGGAACAAAGCCTAAACAGCAGACACCGCCCAAACCACAGGCTGAACCGAAAGAAAAGGACAGCTTTGAATTTTTTGAAGAACTTTTTAAAACCAAAAATTATTTGTAAAGGAAGATGAAAAAATGAAAAATCTTGATTTACTTGCAAACGCAAAAGCACAGTTTGCACAGAATTTTAAAGACGCTTTTGAATCAAAAGACGAAACAAAGATGACAAACGCTCTCAACGAGTATGCGGAGAGCATTCAGCAGTCCATTATTTCCGTTGCACAGGAAATCGGTGAAACAGCCGACAACACAATCCTTGCAAAGAGAGGGTTCAGACAGCTTACATCGGCAGAGCAGAAGTTCTATAACAATTTTGTCACAGCGGCAAAATCTGCTGATGTTAAGCAGGCTCTCACAGGTCTTGATGTTACAATTCCTCAGACAATTCTTGATACAGTGCTTGAGGACATTACAAACAATCATCCACTTCTTGATGCAATTGGCATTGAAAACACATACGGCTCTGTTAAGGCAATCTTTGCGACAGACACAAAACAGCTTGCCGCTTGGGGCGCACTGAACTCCAAAATCACGCAGGAGCTTGCAGGCACAATTCAGGAAAAGGACTTTTCAACATCAAAGGTAAGCGCCTTTGTACCTGTTCCGAAGGATATGCTTGACCTCGGTGCTACATACATCGACGCATATGTTCGCAGAATCCTTGCTGATGCACTCGCTTATGCTTTTGAGGACGGCTTCATCAACGGCGACGGTAACGGCAAACCTATCGGTATGCTCAAAGATCCGGAAGGAGCAGTAAAGGCAAACGCTTACACCGAAAAGACAGCAACAAAGCTCACAAGCCTTGATGTGAAGTCATATATGGATGTTGTCGCAAAGCTTGCAAAAGGCAAGGGCGGTAAGACAAACAACATCACATCGGTTGACCTCATCGTTAATCCTGTTGACTATCTCACGAAAATTATTCCTGCGACAACTGTACTTGCAACAGACGGCTCATATAAAAACAACCTCTTCCCCTTCCCGACGAATGTTTATCCGTCTGAAATGGTTACAGAAGGTACTGCTGTTATCGGTCAGCTTTCAAGATATAAAGCTTGTCTCTCAACAGGCAAGGAAGGTAAGCTTGATTACTCAGACCAGTATCAGTTTATCGAGGATAACAGAGTTTATCTTATTAAGGCTTACGCAACAGGCTTTTCGCTTCATACGAACGATTTTATTAAGCTTGATATTTCGGCGCTCAATCCTGCTGAAATTAAGGTAACTCTCAATCAGGCAGCAACAGTTTAATTTATCACGGAGGTGTTGAACAATGGAAATTATAAACGATGTAGTTAATATGCTCGATTTTGACCGTGAGCACATCGAAACAGATGAAAGCACAAAGTCAAAAATTGAGTTAATTATAGCCAATGGAAAACAGCACCTCCGTGATTATAACCCTTTGCTTACTGATGAGGATTTTGAGCGAGCAACAAGGGCAAGAAGTTTGTTGTTTGACTATTGTAGATACGCTTACTCAAATGCTGTTGAAATGTTCGACCATAATTTTGAAAGCGAAATTTTGAAATTAAGGCAGGAATACGAGGTGCGAATGTATGATACCGAAGAATAACATTGATTTTTTGACATTCAACGACGGACTTGCAAAAATCTACGAAACCGACGAAAACAACGACATCATCACCGACAGCCTGAAAAAGTATCGTTTTGGCAATGAAAAAATCGGAGTTACTCGGTTTTATGGTGCGAAGCAGAACGATATTGAACTGTCGAAAGTTATCCATATCCACAAAGATGAAACTTTGAGAACGGATATGGCGGTCATCATTGACGGCACAAGGTTTAAAATCGAACAGATACAGCATGACAAAAGTAAAAATCCTTCTTGTTCGATTGTGAGCCTGTCACAAAGGGGACTATATGAGGGCGGTGCAGAAGATGTATTTTAAAAATTACGACGAATTTGTCGAACTTATTAAGTCTTGTGGCATTAAATGCGTTGAGGCAGATTACAACAAATCAACCCCTGCTCCCTATCTTGTTTACTTTAAAGACGAGGAAACAGGCATTTACGCAGACGGAAAATTGCTTTGGAAAACTGCAAAAATCATCATAGAACTCTACACAGCGAAAGATGACCATGCAAGTGAAACAAAGTTTGAAAAATGGATGTCTGAAAACGGCTTAGGCTGGAAAAAACCGAATCGAGCATGGGACACGATCAATAAACTTTGTGTAACTTATTACAATTTGGGCGTGACTTTTGATGAGTGATTACAAAAAAGTCGGTATCGACCGCCTTGGCGATACCCTATCGAAAGAGCTGTCAACCTATTCGGCTGATGTGCAAATGGGCGTTAGATTGTTGGTTGATGAAAAAGCCGAAGAACTTAAAAACGAAATCAAAAAGAATGCACCTGTAGGCAGAAGAAAAAAATATCGCAAATCGTTTAGAGTTAAAATCACAAACGAAACATTTAGGTTTTATGAAAAAACGGTTTATGCCGCTAAACCTGAGTACCGGCTTACACACCTCCTCGAAAAAACTCGTAAAAAGAGGGGCCAAAAAGGCGGAACGGTACAACCGAAGGTGCATATTGCTCCGGCTACAGAGAAAATTCACGGCGAATTTGAAGCCGGAATAAAAAAGCTCATTAAATCATCGGAAGCTATGGGCGGCGGTGATTTGAGCAGAATTAAAAGAATTTAAAAACATAAGGAGTGCTTATTAATGAACAAAACTATTAGAAAAGTTGGTTATGCTGTGCTGACAGAAGGCAGCACAGGCGAAATTACATACGGAACACCGATTTGGTTTAAATCTGATGAGGCAGGCGGTAGAAGTATCGGTGCTGAGCCTATCGGCGACTCGAACACAATCTACTCTGACGGCTTGCCTATTATTGTAGCGAGTGCAAACGGCGGTTATACAATCAATCTTGAGCTTATTTCAGCAGTCGATAACATCGAAAAAGATTGGTTTGGTAACGCAGAAGCTACAGAGGGCGGCATTATTGAAAAGGGTGGCATTAAGGTAATGCCGAGATTTGCCCTCCTCGCCGCAAAGGAAACATACAAAGGCGACAAGCTTTACGAGATTGATACCTATTTCGACTGCGTAGCTGCAAGAGCCAGCAGGAACGACAAGACATCCGAAGGTAACTTCGACCCACAGTTCCCGACCTTTACGGTTACAGCAAAGCCACGCCCTGACAATGATTTTGTACGCTATACATCTTATGCCGACACTTTGCCCGAAAGCGTTGTAACTCCTACTGTAAAGGCTGTAAAGGCTGCAAAATCGGCAGTTCCTACAGATCAGGCCTCATCAGACACTACAAAGGCGGCTAAGAGCTAATGAAAGACACAGTTGTTATTAACAATAAAAATGTTGAGGTTGAGGTTACAGCTTGCACAATGCTCATCTACGAGGACACATTCAAAGGTCACAGCTTTCTGCGTGATGCCGACCGTATTCTCGTTAAGAACCTCAATGATGTTAAATTTGGTTCTGCCGTAAAGCTTTTGTGGGCAGCGGCAAAGACGGCAGACGATACAATTTCTAACTTTAAGGCTTGGTCAAAAGAAATCAGCATTAAGGACGCTATTTCAGCGACAGGTAAAATTATCGATCTCGTTGTTGACAGTCTTAAAAGCGACAGCCCAAAAGTGACAGCGACAGCGACCTAAACGGATTTAAAACTTTCCTGACGGCGAAGGAAATCTTATCCTATGCCGTCAGGAGTGGTCTGACTGTCGCTGATTTACAAAGATTTACAATAGGTTTTGTACTTGATTATGTGGAAACCTATTTTGCATTACGAAACAATAAGAATATCCACGAAGATGAAGAAAAGTATCGGAAAATGAAATCTGTATTGCCTTTCGTTACAGAAAGATTTGAAGGTAAAGAAATCTCGGAAAAGCAGTATAGCGAGTTTATGAACCGATATAAAGAATTGGAGGACAGATATGGCAACGATTAAAGGCATCACTGTCAAAATTGCCGGTGACACTATGGATTTACAGAAATCCTTAAAAGCTGTACAGTCCTCATCGGCGAGCCTACAGAGCGAATTGTCGGCTATTAACAGACAATTAAAGTTTGACCCCGATAACATAGTTTTACTTGCGCAAAAGCAAGAGGTATTACAAGAGCAGATTGCTAAAAGTGAGTCTGCTCTTGACCGCTTGCTTGAGGTACAAAATCAAGTTGAAGAGCAGGCAAAAAACGGCGAAATCTCAACCGAACAGTACAGAGCTTATCAGCGTGAGGTTGAAAAAGCAAAAAGCAAACTCGAAACTTTTAAGAAACAACTTGCAGAAACCGAGGAAAAAGCAAATGCAATAAATCTCGAATCTGCCCGAAATGAGATGTCAAAAGCCGAAACAAGCGTTGATGAAGTCGGCGACAGCTTTAAAAATCTTGAAAATAAGTCAAATAAAACTGATTTATCCAAGGTTAAAAAAGAAATGGATGATGTTAAATCCTCAGCCGACAACCTTAAATCTGCTGTTGGTGGTGCATTAAAAGAAGCAGGCGCAGCGGCAACAACGGTCGGCGGAGCGTTGACCGGAACTATCATAAGTGCAAACAGTGAAGAAAAAGCTTTAAATTCCTTGCAGGCTCAAACCGGCTTGACCGCCGAGGAGATGACAAAGTACAAAGATGTCCTTGAAGATGTTTACACAGGAAATTTCGGCGAATCTCAGGAAGAAGTTGCAAATGTCCTTGCTTTGATTAAGCAGACAACGAACGAGACCAATCCAAGTAAGCTTAAAGATATGACCGAAAATCTCTTTACATTGAGAGATACATACGATTACGATTTTGTTGAAACCTTGAGAGCGGTCAACATGCTTATGGAGCAGTTTGGCATAACGGGCGATGAAGCGTTTAACCTTATTGCTCAGGGCAGTCAAAAAGGCCTTAATAAAAACGGCGATTTGCTTGATACAATCAATGAATACTCCGTACATTACAAGCAACTCGGCTATGACGCAAACGAGTTTTTTAATTCGCTTGAAAATGGCTCTAAAGCAGGTACTTTCAGTATCGACAAGCTTGGCGATGCCATGAAAGAGTTTGGAATCCGTTCTAAAGATACAAACTCGAGTACGCAGGAGGGATTTACTCTTCTTGGCTACGGCGCAAAAGCCTCAGCTGAGGACATTCAAAAAGCCAAAGATGAAGTCGCAAAGCTCGAAAAAAATCTTTACTATGCAAAAGAGGAGCAAAAAGGCTTTAACAATTCGACGAGCGAATTAACAAAGCAAAAAAATGCCGATAAAATTGAACAATATTCAGAGGCGCTAAAAACTGCTAAAGAAAATCTTGCAAATCTCGAATCAGCAGGCAAAGGCGCAAAAGGTAGTATTGAGGATTTGCAGGCAAGATTTGCAAAAGGCGGAGACAGCGCAAAATCAGCAACATCAGAAGTTTTAAAGACTCTTTTTGAGATGGACGATAAGGTCAAGCAAAATCAGGCAGGTGTTGACCTCTTCGGTACGATGTGGGAAGATTTGGGAATCGACGGCGTAAAAGCTTTAATGAAAGTTAATGGCTCTGCCGACAAGACCAAAAATACCATGAAAAAGATTAAAGACATCAAATACGACGATGTCGAAGCCGATTGGGCGAGCCTCGGCAGGACTGTGCAAACTGATGTCATTAATCCTATCGGCAAATCATTATTCCCCGAAGTAAAAAAACTTTGTAAATTTACGAGCAAGCATACAGATGATATTATTCCGACGCTAAAACAGATTGGTGTTTTAACTACTGCTATTTGGTCGGGTAAAAAGGCCACTAAAATAGTTACAGAAATCAAAAATCTGTGGGGAGCTTACAAGTCTTTGAGAGCGGCAACAGATGCCGCTAAAATCTCACAAGAGGGACTTAACACTGCTCAAAAAGCAAATTTGTGGGGATTAGTTGCAGGTTTAGTTGTTGGTGCTATAGGCGAAATTTGGGCATTTTCAGAGGCTAACGACAGTGCAAAACAATCCCAAGAAGAACTTAACGAAGCTCAGGAAAAAGCAAAAGAAGAAATCAAAGAGCTTAAAGATGCCAACGATGAATATGTGCAGAGTAAGAAAGATGCGGCGTTAGAGGTTGAAAATGAATTTCAATATTATGACGATTTGTGGGGTGAATTGCAAGGTATTGTAGACCAAAACGGAAAAGTCAAAAAAGGCTACGAGGACAGAGCAAAATTTATTACCAATGAATTGAGCCGAGTTACAGGCAATGAAATCACTTGGAACGGCAATGTTATTCAGTCTTATAAAGACCTTAAAGGCTCAATGGATGATGCCCTTGAATCAAAGAAAGCCCTTGCTATGTTGTCTGCGCTTGAAGAGCCCTATCAAACTGCTGTATCAGGCTTAAAAAGCGCAAAAAATGATGTTACAAATGGTTATGTAGCAAAAAAAAGCGCACAAAAAGATGTAGATTTAGCTAAGGCAAAAGTTACACAAATGAGTGTCACTGGACTTTTGCCAGGTCAAACGGCTTTGAAGTATGCAGGCTGGGGATTTGAAAACGGCAAAATATCTCAGCAATATTACCAAAAAATACTCAAAGATTTTCAAAACGGCGAAAATATGTATAAACATTTTGAAGATTTATCAAAATCCGTCGGAAGAGCTTACAGCGAGGCACAAAATGAAGCCAAAAACAATTTAAAGGCTAAACAAATAGAGTTTGACAAAGCAGATGGCAAGTATAAAGAATATCAGAAAAAAGTAGTTGATTATAACACCACAATTCAAAATTATGAGAATCTCACAGCGGCAAACGCTAAAGGTAACACAAAAGAAATTAAAGCCGCAATGTCGGACTTGTCTAACAACATTGTTACATACACAACAGGCACTAAAGATGCTCTCGAACAGCAGGTCAATGATTTTAAGACAAATGCCGAGAATCTACGGACGGCATACAAAGACGGTGTTGAAGGTGTCACAAAAGACCAAGTTGAAGAAGCCGAAGAATTGCAGGAAAGAGCAGAAATCGAACTTGCTAAGTACACCGATATGTACGGCACGGTTGCCGCAATCGCCACGGGTAAAGCTGACGAAATCAACGCACAACAGCAGAAAATCAAAAACGGTTTTATTGATGCTGAAACAGGTTCAAGAGAGAGCCTTGAAAATCAGCTTGCAAACTTTACCGCAAACTACGAGCTGCTAAAAACTGCAATGGACGAAAATCAGCCGGGTGTTACTCAAAAAATGGTTGATAACGCACACGAGCTTGTCAATAAGGCGACAGAGGAACTCAACAAACTTGAAGGCAACGGCGAAACTGCCGGTAAAAACGGCACAGAGGGCGTAAGTGATGGTATGAAAAACGAAGATGCCCTTGACAAAGTTGATAAATCAGGCAAAAAGGTTCTTGGCAAAGCAGAAAACAGTCTTTCGGAAAGTTATAACAAAGGTTATCAAAAAGGTAAGGATTTTACTCAGGGTTATATTAAAGGCTTGAGTGAGGGCGGACCTACAGGAAGTCTTCACGCGGAAATGAATAGGCAGGCAAGACAACTCGCAGAGACAGGTCTTATTACTCTTGCAAATGCACAGGATTCACATTCGCCATCAAAAAAGACAAGAAAACTTGGAGCTTACTTCGGTGAGGGTTATCGTCTTGGCATTGAGGATGAAATTGCCGAAACGCAAAAAACAGTAAGGTCTTTAACTTCGAGAGCCCTGTCAGCGGTTGAAGGCAATCCAATCGGAGCAATTAACGATAAATTTGCAGACATTCGCACGCAAAGCCAAAATGCGACGGTAAACGGTCAAATGTCAAAAACTGTCACAAATTCACCTACGATTGAAATTAAGTTTGCTGGGGATGTGGTAATTAATAATGACATGGATGTTGATGATTTTAACCGTCGTGTTTCAGCGGCAATTGTTGAAACCCTTGACGGCGAAGCGTCAAGGTTGGGAGGCTGAAAATGAGGCACAGTTTTGTTTACAATGGCATTGATTTGCGAACATTAGGCTTTTTTATAGCGAACACTCCCAAATATCAGATAGCGAAACGCAATTTTGACTTTACTTCTGTCTATGGCAAAAACGGCGGAGTGATTTCCGATAACGGTGTTTTTGACAATGTTGAAATGCAGTTCGAGGTCAACAGTTATCCGTACATTGTACCGAACGAAAGCAATGCAGAGCTTGTAAGAGCGTTTGCTGAGTGGCTTACCGTTTGGGACGGCGATTATAAAATCTTTAGGGATTCATATAACCCCGGTTATTTTACAAAAGCGATTTGCACAGGGGTTGAGCCAATCGAAGAAGTTGCCCCCCTTTGCTTGTCAACGACTATAAATTTTAGCCGAGTGCCGTTCTGGTATAGCGATTTAGGGCAGGAGATTATCCGACCAAAATTGACCTCAACTCAAAATGCCGAAATCGAAATCTACAACGGCGAAAATTACACAGCCGAGCCTTTCATCAAGATTATCAATAAAGGCGCAAAAGTTAATCCGTTGACGCTGACGGTTAATGATGGTCAAACTTTGACAGTTAAAACATCATCGGATAAGGATTATATAGAACTCAATTCAGAAGAACAGACCGCCTCTTTTGATGACGGTAAAACATTAGCAAATAACTGCATCATCTGCACAGAATTTCCGAAACTTACACCGGGGTGGAACAAGATTAAAATTTCAGGAAAGAACGCAAACACTTTTACTGATGTTGAAATAAGACCGAACTGGAGGAGGCTATGAGAAATGCAACCGATTTTATACGAAACAGCGGATTATTATAAGAATCCAACCGCCTTGTTGGAATCAAACGGCTTTGGATTCTTGAATGAATGCACCGAGTTTTTGACCACAATGGAAGAAAACGGCACTTATAGCTTTAGTGCAAAGATTAAAAGCACAGATAAGCTCGTTTCAAAAATTAAAATAACCTCATATATTAAAGCAAAAGTAAATAATGTGTCCGAGCCACAGTACTTTTATGTAACCAAAATAGAGGTCGATAAAAACGGTGATTTGACCGTATCGGGCGAACATGTGTCAAGAATGTTCTTTCAGAATGGAACAATTCCTCGTGCGACAGACGGTTCGATGTACGGCACACCGAAAGAGCTTATCGACCACTTTATGCGAGATTATAGCCAGAGCGATAAGCCCTTACATATGTGGTTCACTGAAGCTCCATACAAGTGGTTTAATTTTACTTCGTCAATTACCGCTAAAAAAAGAATTTCTTTAGGATATTCACAGGGCGAAAAATTTGAAGAAATTTTTAAAAATGACGACGAAGGACTAATTCGCCAGTTTGACGGTTTTCTATATTTCAATAATTTTGATGTCTGTTTCGATAAAAGCAGTGTAGCAGGAACGAAAAGCGGTTATCGCATAGCTTTCGGAGCGAATGTGTCAGACTACAAGCAGACCGCCGAAATTGGAAGCTACTACACCCATGTCATGCCGTATGCGAGATGTAGCACGACAGACAAGGACGAGGTTGTTGTTTCAAGTTTTGAACCGTATGAAACAGGTTTAAAACGGAGCATTAAAAACACATATTTGTATGATTGCACAAGCAAAATCAAAAAATTCACTTTAAATAAGAGCACAGGCGAAAACTACGAAGAAGTCAGAGATGCCTTGCGAAATGCGGTTGCTGACTACAATTATTCGACTGAACAAACAGCGGAATCGCTGAGCATAAAAGTTACCCTCGAAAACGAGCTTACAAAAATGAATGCAATCAAACTCTACGACGAAGTGACGATAGTGATGCCGGACGGCACGAATTTCAGCCGAAGAATTTCAAAAACTGTCTACGACAGCGTATCACACAAATATAAAGAAATCACAATCGGCGATTTAGAAATGTCGATGTCTGATTTATTAAAAATTCAAAGGAGGTTTAAAAAATAATGGCGATTAGTTTAGAGCACAAATCAATTACGGTTGATGTCAATAATCGAAATGCGCCAAATGTTGTTGCGATTGCAAATGTAAATGATAAAGCGGCTCGCTATCTTGATGTAACATTAACGGCAAGCGGAAATAAGCTTACATTTACAGGTTGCACAGCGACAGCGACTTTTGCGATTGACGGATATTTAATTTCGGATTCAGTTGCTTGCACGATAAACAGCGCAGCGGATGTTATTACCGTTCCGCTCGAAAATTTCAAGTCTATGTCAGGCTTTTTAGCGATTGAAATCAAAATCGCAAACGGCGAAACTCAGGTGTTGAATACACCGCTTGCTTTAAAAGTTAAAGTGACTCCAAGTCTTCTTGATAAGAGCATGATCAGTAAAGACAGCGTTGGCACAGCCGCTGAAATCTGTAGAGAGGTTGCCACGGCACGAGGTGATTATGATAACCTCAACGCAAGGCTTAACGGGATTGATTCCGCTGTAACAAACAAAGCCGAAAAAAGCACGGTCAGTCAGCTGTCGGCACGAATGCAGACGGCAGAAACATCTCTTACAGGCAAGGCAAATGCAACAGATGTAGCCAATGCTCTTAAAGGGAAAGAGGATGATTCAAACAAAGTGAGTTCCAAAACGGACATCACAGACAGCAGTACTAATTATCCGAGTATCAAATATCTTGACGCTTATTATTACAAGGCAAATGAACTCTACTCATCAGAAGAGACGAACGAGCTTCTTGGTGACAAAGCCAATGCAAATTCTGTCTATTCTAAAACAGAAACTGATAATCTGCTCGGCAACAAAGCTGACCTTGTTAACAGCTCGAATATTTTTGATTTCGATGCTTGGGCGAAGGAATTGCAAAAATTAAGTTCACCAGTTTATCACGGTACACTTGATGAATTGAATTTTGATGAAAAATCAATTACCATTACCTCTACAGAAAAAGACACTTATACGAATAGTTGGATGTTACCTTACGCTAAAACAATGAAAATAAGTGTAAAACCGAATACTAAATATTGGGTATATTATATTGCAACCAAAAATAGTTGCAATACTATAATTTTTCTTAATGGAATCGCTACCGATGGAACTGCTGTAAAAATAAATAATGGTAAAGGGACATTTGTCACAAGAGATAATACGTCGTTTATAACGCTTAGGTTTGGTATTTATAGTAGTGGTGCTACTTTCAAAGTTTCTAAAATTATGATTACTGAAAAAGAATCAATCTACTTACCGAATGAAGTTGCAGAGGGCGTCCCAGAGGTTGCAGACGAAATTTTGGCATTTGAAAAGACAACCCAAGCCTCACTTGACGGTAAATATGACAGTTCAAACATAGAAAGCGGTACATCAACGCTTACGCCATATTCAACCGTTGCCGATAAAATCAAAAGTGCAAGCTGTGCATATAAGACGATTGGTGATGTTGTAATTGTCAGTGCAACGGTCAAAATGAACGCAGTATCTCTTGGCGGCAATAGCACGTGTCCAATGATTGATTTGCCGTACAAATGTATTTCCGAGGACAATGTTTTTTGTGTCGGTATTTCAAACCTTGGCAAGCTCTTTAAATTTGCCATTCCGAAAAATAACACTTGGCTACAGTTTTCGACTCAGGATAAGACCGCATATACATTCGCAGACGGCGAGCAAATTAATGTGATTTGTTCGTACAAAATTAAATAACGGAGGTAAAAATTATGGAACTTAAAGAAAAAATCACACTCGATATGCTCACAAAGGACAGCGTGTCGGTACTCAGACAGCAGTTTTTGACCTTTAACGGTGAAGAAATGCAG